TTGTCCCAATGCAGGTCGCTGACAAGTAAGAACTCCTGCCCTGATTGGCAGGTTACTTCGTGGATGTTTCGGGTGTGCTTGGTGGCTGGTAGAATCATACGAGGGTTTTCAGTTTGGCATTCTCGGCTTGGAGTAGATGGATGGTATGCTCCATTTCCTCAAGTCGTTGACGCAAACTTACGACCTCATTACGAAGTTGTGTTAATTCCTTGTTTTGGGACTCGCTGGTAGCCTGCCACATAGCGAGGACCGCTTGGGCTTGCCTGACTTGCAGGGAGTCCGATTCTACACGGCCCTTGGTGAACCAAGCGACCGCTCCACCGACGATAGCTGCAACGCTCCCGACGATGGTGGTTTCGATTAGGTTCATTACTTGTTCGGCTCGCCCTTTGTTTTATCCAAGGCCATCCAACCAACTGACAGCAAGGTCAATACGGAACCGATAATTTCGGTGAGCGTGGCTGCATCAATAATGCCTTTGGCAACAAGGGTTCCACCGATGAAGGTTAACAGGTGGCGAAGTAGTGCGATGACTGCTGATTTCATAAAAGGGAGTTTTGGGGTTTCGGGTGTTTCGGGGTTGCGTTTGCGGAAGATTCTCATAGTGATTTGTGTTGGTGGTAGTCCTCGGTGTATTGTTCCTCCCAACCTGCAAAGGCGTGGACTCCGCAAGGTTCGGGCCAAGTTTCGTACTGGGTAGCCTCTTCGGGTGCGTCGCCCTCCCAAAGGATGTCGTAGCACACAAGGCCGTCCAAGACCCCAAGGTCAACCGCAGCGGTCGTGCCTGTGCATAGAGCCAGCACCTTGTCAGCGTTGGCCTGCTTGGGGAATGCGTACTTGCGGAAGGTAGCCATTAGAGGGTCGTAAGTGCAGCGAGTTCAGCGTTCGTGAGCCTTGTGGTGTAGAGGGCAGCAGCGCGGATGCGGTCGTTGAAAAATAAAGACGATGTATTTGTTACCTCGTTTTTTCCGACATTAATAGCAAATAACGATGAAGGATACGTTGCGCTTGTTCCCGAAACGATTGCACCTCCGTCTAAACTAATAGACACGCTTCCACTTACGCCATTTTGCTGATATGCAAGCGCAACTTTATGCCGTCCATCCGATATTGGATTGATTATTGTAATTGTTGTGGCTTGAATTTGGGCATACAAAATATTAGACAAACTCCAAATAAAAATAGAATTAGTTGACGTATTATCGCTTAATGCGATTAATCGCCTATTTGCCGAATTGCTTCGTATATCAAATTCCGCATAAATCGTTCCCTCGGTCTGCCCGATGCATCCGCTGACTGCGCCGCTTACCGAAATAACATCTCCGTTGCGGGTTACCGAGCCTGTGGTTGTGGGGATGTATGAGGTTGCGATGGAGCCTGCCTCAATTTGCGCTCCCCAAGTGTAGGCGGTCAAGTTGAGTGCGCCTGATGCCGCAAAAGAAAGGCTACCGCTTGAAGGTGCAAAACTAAAATAAACAGTTCCTGACAAGTCGCCCGATGCAACAGTATAAGGCGCAGATATACAACGATACCAGCCGTTGCCGTAGTTTTCAATGGAAGACCCCGATGTTAAAGCCGTACCACTTGCAAGGCTGAAATACGATGTTGCAGTTCCACTCGCCCCTGTAAATAAAGCGAACTGAATAGCACAAAAATTCAACGGATTGGTCGCTCCTGCCTTGACAAACAAACTAAATCGATAGGTCCCCGAAGCACTAACGGCAACCGATGTGCCTGCGTAGCGAGTACTCTGCGATGAGCCTGATGCATTACCTCCAACGTATTTGTTTATTGAACCGCTTGCTCCATCGGGCGCAAGGAAGTCGGTACTGCCAGTCGTGAACGTAACGCCTCCCGACACGGTTGGTGTGTCAAGGACATTCATTAAATTTGCGTTAGGCGCAAAGTTGGTCGCAGCAGGCTCAACGAGCAACGCAGGGCAGCCAGCCGTTCCTCCGCTGGTGTAGTAATCCAAGCGAGGCACACCGCTTGCAACGCTCTCAATCAAGCCAGCCGAATTGAATCGGGTCGCAGTAGTCCCGCGGGTAACATTGAAGTCCCCCGATGAACCGAGAACAACCCCAGCCGAAGTCGTAGCGATTTGCGTGTAGAGTTTCCCCGTCTTAAAGCGAGCAGGGACGATAAGGAGTGATGGGCTTGCAGGCATCTGCTATGCGTTTAAAAGATTATACATTCGGACTTCAAGGCAGTTGATGAAGCGAACCTCCGCAGCGTCAGCCGTGTCGGTGTTCGCCCGTTGCATAAACGGCAGCCAAGAGTTGGAATAAAAGACGAAGAAAGCGTATGATTGGAAGGAGTTGATGAATCGGGTTTGGAGGCATCCATTGACCGCAGCCTCCGCAGGCAAAGCCCCGTCAGCGTCTGCACGTTGGTTGAAGGCAAGCCAAAACGGATTGCCACCGCCAAGCAGTTGGTTGGTTGGATAGCCGTAGCCGTAACCTATCAGCATTACAGGAATGTGAAACCGATGACCGAACCCACCGAAGGCGTAACGGCAGTAATCTTGCCGCCATTGCGTCCGCTTATCACGATGCCAGCGGATAGCGATTTGCCACTAAAGTTGTAAGCGGTTAGCAGGTTCTCGCTTCCAGTTCCGGTAAGGGTTGTGAAAGTCGCAGCGGTGTTGACTACAAGGAAGTCGTAGTTTTTGCCGGTAACGGCAGCGTCAACGAACTCCTGCGTACCGCCCTGTCCGAGCATTTGTTGCAATATGGGTGTAGGCATTTTTTAGCGTTTAATTGTAAATGTCTTTTAGGTTGGAATTTCACAAACGGAGTGAGAGTATGGAATCTCAAAAGTCATCGTCGCCTGCCACCCTGCCGTGCGGTCATCCCGGCTCTCTACGAAGCGGGTAAGCGATACGCTGGATGAGAGGGTCCAGTCCTCGCTTGGGTCGTTTGTAAGGCTTGAAATGAAGTCCTGTGCTATCTGCAACTGGTCGCTTAGGACCTCGTCCTCGTTATCCTGCCAGCCCAGCGTAGGGCTGCCCGAAACCACTGCGCCCATCGGTTTGATGGACTCCACCCGGTCGCTAAAATAGACACCGACCACAAGGTCCAAAGTACCAGCATCAGTAGTTGCCGACTGAACATCCGCAAAGACCAAAGGATAGACGATGCGCTCACGGCTTGGGGTTCGCAGGTTGATGGTGTTGTCCGTGCCTACCGCAAGAGGGTCGCCCGTCCCGAAGGAGTTGACCTGCGGATGGTTGTTGGCAAGGTCCAGCAGGGCTTGCTTGATTTTTATCCAAGACATAGTTTTGCAGTTTCAGTATGTTCTTCTTGTGTGCGCCCATCGTTAGCAGTCATTACACGCCCCGAATTGACCGTAGGGATAGGGGTAGTCCAAATTGCTGATTCCCATCCTCCTGTTGCGGTCCAAGACCATCCCGGTGCGATAGTTGGTAGCGTTCGGGTAGATGGTGTCAAGGGCCGATGGAGGCGAGTTCCACAAGGGATACGAGTTGCGGTTCTCCATCAGGTAGCGGGTAATGCGTTCGGAGTACCACTCGGCATCGTTCTTCACTTTGTCGGTCAGTCGTGTGATTTCCTCCATGCTCATTTGCGAGGACTCTTCGCTTGTTCTACGGACCATACCCTTGTTCATGTACTTAAACGCAAGGACCATGGGCAACTCGTAGTAGAGCCATTGAATCATTGCGGGTTGGATGTAGTCCTCCAGCAGCGTTTGGTTGAGTGCAGACGTTGAACCGCTGACCACCTGCGTAACCAATTCCCCATACAACGGAGAGCCAACGATGGGCTGAATCCGCATCTCTTGGACCTTGATGACCGTTGGGCGTATCTGCGTGTAACTGACGTTCTCGTTGATGATGCTATTGTCGAGCAGCGTTTCTTCGCTTATGAATAGTGCCTTCATGCCTTTGAAATTTTGTTGCCTTTGCGGATTACCAACTGCTGCTCCCATACATGGCGACATTGGGGCCGATTCACTCCGCTGGGCGTGTGATACCAACCGCCCCTCCTGTTCCAAACCGAGTAGCCCATTATCGCAGAAATCCCGTCGATGTCGTCCCTCGTGTAAACCTTGCCCTGCCCGGCCAAGTCAAGCATCACTTTGCAGAACTCACGGCTCGAGCCTTTGTCTTTGTTGCTGAACCCTGTGGCCCATGCGTACTTGTAGCGGACCTCCAAGACTGGCTCTGCAACTTCCTTGACGTTCTTGGGTAGGTTCTGCTCTGCAATCTTGTCCACGGCCCGGCTGATTGGGTAGCGGTCCTTGGTGATTAGGTAGGCGACTCGCTTGGCGACCTTGGCTTTACTCACCCCGAACTCCTTCGCCATTTCTTCAACGCTTGCGTCCCGGTTCTTCTTGCGGTAAGCCTCAATCTTGATATCCAATTCTTTTTCTTCTTCGCCCAGTTCGGCAAAGGCCAAGCGGATGTTTTCGTCTATGTTGGCATCGAACCGCATCGGCTTGGAGTGCATCACATGGTAATCGTCGGCATGGCTTCCAAACTTGCTTGCAACCACCTCCAAGACCTTGAATTCTTCCTCGCCCCAGCCGTAGTCTTCGTCGTCCTCTTGGCCCCAAGTAGGCTCGCTGAACTCTTGGGCCTGCACTCCGAGCATCGTGTCAATCTCTTGGGCAGACAAACCGAAGCCAGCCGAGAGCATGGTCCGAGCCATCTCCAGCGTGATTTTCTCCTGCATGTACTGACGCACGATTCGCATCAGGTTTTGGTACTCACGGCCCGACAACTTCTTGATGTTGTCGTTGCTCTGCAATGCTTCCACGGCTTGCGGTTGCTCGTCGGGTTGGGGGTTAGGTCCAACCACGTCGGCAGGTTTCTCCAAAGGCTGCAGGCCTGCCTTTTCCCGAAGTTCGTCTTGGGTCATTATCTGCAAGAGGGCTTGTTCACTTAGTCTTTCGGTGATAGGCTCCACGGGGATAAGTTCCATCCCTTCCACGCCATTGAAGGAGCCGAGGTAATTAATCATCCGCTCAACTTTGCGCACCCGGTCGTTGACATAGGTGGCCTTGAATAGTTCGTAAGCCTCGACTAATTCAGTCCTTCCTCCGAGTTGGCCCTCGGTTTTGACACCGAATAACGATGGATTCGTTACACGATGTGCGATGAATATCTCTTGCTGGATGGCTTTGTTCAGGATTTCGAACTGCTTATCCATGTCGCTCGGTGTGAGCGGTTCCAGCGTCGGGGCCTTGGCTGCATCATCGTTGAAGGTTACCACAAAGCGACCAGCGTTGTCGGTTCCCGAAAACTTGCGTTTAATCTGCCTCTCAATGTCCCCCTGTTCTTCGGGGGTCGGGATGCCGTTGTTGAAGTTTATCAAGTAACCGCCCCAAAAGTTGTTGCGCAGGTTGTTGTTGTGGAAGTTCGCCACTTGCACGTCTGCCTCAATCCACGCATTCCCTCCGATGTATTCGGGGAGCGGGTAGTGCTTCACGCCAGCAGCGTACACACGATAGTAGAACAATTGCTTTCCGAGGCGATTCTCCGGGTCGAATGCCGGGATTTTCTCGATGTCCCCGACCTTGGGGAACAACTGCATCATGTCGTCGTTGTACCAGTCGGCCACCTGAAACATCTTCTCCTCTTTGTCCACACGGATCTTCTCGAACGGGATGTGTTCCATCTTGGCGATGGTCCCAAGTTTGGACCAAGTAACCGCAATCGCAAAGCCGTTGAATAGTTCTAAGTCAAGGACCAGTTTCTCCGTGATGTCGTTCAGGTCCTCGGTGCTGGAAAGTCCGTCAAAGAACTTGATGAACCGGGCCTGCTGCTCTACGGTTAAGTCATTCCCTGCCTGCCAGCCTCCGCCCATGATGTAGTTCACCTTGCCATTCACGATAGCGTTGTGCTTGGACGACCTGCGATAGTTGTCAAGCAGGTAGTAGGGGTATTCGTTGGCAAAGCCGTAGGTGATGTACTTGCCGGAACGATTCTCCAACATCACGGGGACCTTATGCTCTATCCCAAGCCATTGGGTGAAGTGCTGCGTTGACTTGCTCATAGGGTGTGAACTGTGAATGAAAGGGCTGAAATTGCAATAC